ACACACTAGATAATTGGAATGATCCCACAGAGCCAGTTAATCGACATGCATGGCACGAACATGTTGCATGGGTGCAATTTAATCACAACGAATGGTTTGATGGCAGTGCTCAAGAGATGACCCTGTATTACCAGGGCCATCCATGTGAGGTACCGCACGATGATTTATTTAAAGAGTGGCGTCTTCCAATCCAGCGACCCTTAACTTAATAATATTAGTTAAGTGCCATTGCTTCTGATCCAATGACTTAATAATGCCTAACCACTTATTACGTAGTAAGGCAACTTCATTAATAATTTTCTCAAAGTCTACAACATCTGCTTCGCCGTCTACAAACTTTTCACAGTCTCTAGACGACAATGCTCGCTGATAACTTTCGAGATATTTACGAAAGTGCTGACTCTTTAATCTACGAAGTTCTATGTTTAGATATTCAAGAACAGCTTCAATCTCTTGTAGTTGATTAAATCTATTCTCAACAATACCGGGCATTACTGAACTGTTTTTTTCTATGTTGCCATAGATTCTACATTCCAACTTTGCTTCTAAAAGTTCAGCCTCATAGTAAGCTACTGCATCAGGTATGTGGCTGATATCCTTAGAAACTTTGTCGTACCAATTCATTCTTCGTCTTCGTAGTATTCTTCGTCGTTGCTGTCAATGATGGTGTCACCGTCAATTGCATAACTGATAGCATCATCCAAGTATGGATCGATTCCCAATAGGCTTTCTATAACAGAATCTTTAATACCATAGTCAAGTAATGTGTTTACAAAATCACTGGCAACATCTTTTCTAGATTTCTCTGGAATATGCTCAATCATTAAGTTCCAGATGTCTGCAATTAAATCTTCTTTCATTCAGTAATCTCCGTTTCAACTTCTTCATTATTAGTTATCACAATTGGTGCTGATTCACCATTTTTAATAATGTCAGCCATCACTGTATCAAGACTTCCGGATTCGTTGCGTTCCCAGGCCTTGCGGAATTGTTTGATAATTTCGCCGTCGGCTGTGGTGTATACAAGACTATTTCCTTCTTTCTTGAGCAACCCTCTTGCTTCGAACAAGTCTGTCAAACCGCTATACGGGTTCATACCTGTCTCATAAGGAATTTCAACTTGCACACTTTCAAACGGTTTTGCATATCGTGTTTTCATAATTTTACAGGCTGCACGAATACCGTTTACAGTTGTAGTCTTATTACCGTCTGCATCAGTCTTCAACTTTAGTTTACGCATAGCAACTACTATCGATGATGCATAGATAAAGCCTTGGCCACCTGAAATTTTATCGTCTGGATCAAACATATCTTGACTTGCGTATGTGTGATTAGTACAGATCATTCCGACATTATAACTGCCAAACATGTTAACAGAATTACGAACAAGACTTGTAAGTGCTTTAGGCTTACGACCCATATCACCTTTCATTTCGCCTGCTTCGAATTGATTAACATCAGTCGGTGTTAACAACATACCTAAAGAGTCAATGACAAACAATACCTTAGGACGAGTAGTTTCATCCATTGTTTTGTATTCTTTCATAAACTCACTAATAGTACGAGCAACGTCATCGATCATAGCCATATTAAGTTTCAACAACTTATCTTCGGCTGTATCAACGCCTAATGCTTTGAGCCATGCTTCGTCAAGTGCGTTTTCGCTGTCAACTAAGACAACAAAAATTCCCTGAGCTTGTGCATTTTTAATAATATTTCCTGAACAAAAATAACTCTTACCTGCACCTGACTCGCCTGCAAATACAGTTACTTTGCCCAAAGGAATACCTTTATGGAAATCCGAACTAATCAAATAGTTAAGAGCATAACTGCCCGTGCCTACCCAATCAGTTGGATCGTTAAATCCAACACCAAGACCTTCGATACTCTTTGTTAGAGTCTTACGAAATTTTGAAATATCAAATGCTTTTGTCATATTAGGTGTCCACTTCCATTGCCAATGCTTCTTTAATTACTTCAAAAAGCTCTGCTTCAGTTGAACACATTACTTTAGCGGTCTTCCATTCACTTTCAGAATCACGTCCGCCGACTTCAATCATAAATCCGTTATCATAACGATTAACAGTAAATGATTCATTTACTTTTGCTAATTTAGCTAGTTTCTTTGCCATTATTATTCTCCTAGAATCAAAGAGAGTATGGGACTGGCCCATACTCTTTGTTTATTACAATTACTTTTGACGGTTACGAATCATGGCAAGAATGTCTTGCGCACGACTTGCGCCATCTGTCGAACCAGCTGATTCAACTGGTGCAGCCGCTGGTGCTGATGGTGTAACTGGTGCAGATGATGCTGCTGGTGCAGCCATTGCTTCCTCTTCGTCATGACGTGGTGCTGACGGCTTCAAAGGATCGCCGGTAGCTTGGCTCACGCCTGCTGGTCTGTAATATTGACTCCAACGTGCTGGATCGTATGCCTCACCATCAACGCTAGCTTCAAACATTTCTTTGATTACTTTGAGTTCAACTTCACCTGGCTTCTTAGGTAAGAAGCTTTTCAAATCAAACAAACCATGCTGTGCAATTGCTGCTTGTTCAGCTTCATTAAGAGCACGTTCGCGACGTGACCACTTAGAAGTTGAATAGTCAGCAAATCCGCCTTTGCTAGTTTTAGCAATACGGAAGTCAACACCTTTTAGTGCATCGGTTGGCAATTCGTCCAACTCTGGATCCATTAATGCTGAACGGATGATTTGATAAATTTGAGGTCCGATGATGAATCTACGGATTGGATTCTCTGGTGTTTTGTCTTCACCAATTGGATCATCTACTACAAAGCCTTGGAAAATGTAACTACGCTTTTTCCAATATTTACGACCCATGTCTTCCAACGACTTGTCCTTGAACCAACCGCGAACTTCGCTTAGGATTGGACAAACTTCGTTTGGACCATACATTTCTACACATGGTACTTGTACTTGAACTTTTCTAGAATCAGTCTCACCCTTGATGCCGTTGAATTCTAGTTTGATCATAGCACGTTCTACCCAGAAGAAAGTGTTATTAGTGTCGCCGTCAGCTAACAAGCGAATGGTCGCTTCTTTGCCTTCTTGCATGTTCCAGTGGGGGTAAATTGCGTTGTCGCCGCCGCCTTGTTGTGAGCCGCTAGGACCCTTGTTTTGTGCGTCTTGAAGTTTTGCACGAATTTCTGCTAATGATGCCATTTTAGATGCCTCCTATGTTATGCCTTAAAATGTATTTTATGCCTTATGCACATGTGTTATTATGCGCTTTTTATTTATCAGTGTCAAATAAAAACAACATATAATTGGCTTTTTTTTACCAAAACTATGTCAAGAAAAAAGCTACCGAAGTAGCTTTTTCTTTTTACATTAAAATGTTACATGCCTGACAATTGTTTAATTCTTGCAATTTCTGCAAGTCTTGGATCTGCCTGTGGACTTTGCTGTGGTGCTAGTCTTTCTGCTAGTTTTCTCGCCATTGCTTCTGCCTGTTCACCAAACTTCTTTCCGGTCATTGTAGCTACGCTTTCTGGACCTTTAGGGAAAGTGTTGGTCTTTTTATCATAAAAACTGTAGATAAATTCTGCTACTTCTTGTACGTTAACGCCTGCACGAGATTTACGATCACGTTCGGATTTTTCATCTTTGTCCTTAACGTCTTTCATAGTCAAAGGCGGCTGTCCTGCTTTTTTACGATCTATTGCCGGACGTTCGTAGTCTTGTTTGTTCTTAGGATCGATCGATTCGTATTGTTCATCGTCGAGTTTTTCATATACTAGATCAAATACTGAGCTGTCATCGGTAAGATCCTTACCTGTGTCAATATCAACAATTTTTGTAATTTCGTATTCGGTTTCTGGATGCTCTTCTGGCTCACCACCATGATATCCCCATGTTGCTGCACGATATTCGCCCGTTGTTTCGCTAGAATAATCTACTCCTACTTCAAGTTCTTCTGCTTGGAAGTCAGGATCTTCTTCGTCTTCGGGACCGTTTACGTCAAAGTGCGGATTTGAGATCCACATTGTTGTGTCATACTTACGTGCTTCTTTTGCTCGCCATGCTTTGTCAGCTTTACTCCACGCATCTGTAGCAGCACGATATTCTGCATATCCTGGGGAGCTCTTCCACTCATCCCAGTTATTGCCATCGTAGCCATAGTCGGTGTTTTTTGGAAATGCCGGCTTACCTTCGGCTGCTTCGTCAATGCCTTGCTCTATATCGTGAATATTAACCGTGGTTAAATCACCATTGCCGGCATCTACTGTTACTGTATTTCCTTCTACAGACACTACAGTTCCGTATTGAGTTTTCATGCCGGGTTTAATTTGTTGGTCGCCGGAGCCCTCTTGTTGTGTACTAGCATCTGCATTTGCTAAATCACCAAAATCAACTTCTGACAATACGTCTGGAGCATTCTGTTGCAACCATACTTGAATGAATGGACGAACATCTGTGTTTGATTCCTCTACGCCTGCTGCCTTAAATGCATCATATAATTCTTTATCTTCGATGATTCCCTCAAGACTTGTAATAGCATTCAGTCCGCTTTCACCAGCCGGAAATGATTGTAATGTTAATTCGTTTAATTTTTGAATTGCTAGTGTACGTTCTTGTGGATCTTGACTTTGAACAGCACTTGCTTCACCTAATGTCATTGCCCAACTTTCAAATTGTGCAAACGGATCAACTTGTGCAGATTCAATTTGTTCGTCTGCTTGTTCTTGCCCTGTCATGGCGACTATGTCGTCATAGCCTAATCTGGACTCTTCCTTCATAAGTCTGTATAGAATTGGAAATACGGACTTAATGTCCTCTTTGAAATTTTTGACAGTGAATTTTTCTGTGAAGTCTTCTACAACGTCTTCGGGAATCTCGAAACTATCCGGAGCCTGGAATGATTCTTTATATTGCTCGTAGTAAGCCTGTTTAGATAATTTTGCGATTTGCTCGCGTAATCCATTTAGTGCATCTGCACTGCGTTCGTAGATACTGTTTGTATCAGAGTTAAGTAAATCGTTTCTAACAACATAGTTGCCAAACCCTTTCAATTGAGCAATTTGCTCACTCATACCAACTATACTTTTGCCAAGGTCATCGTATGGAACTCCGCCATTTGCGACGTGACGTTGCATAGCACGAGCACCTGCTAGATGAATGAACGGATATTTAAAACGTTCACCGTGTTGGTTCTCAATAAATAAAGCACCAATATTTCTGCTTCGTGCTCCTGGCTGCTGATCATCTGTAAGCGCATTAACGTGCTTGATGATCAAGCGTGTGTCCATTAGCTTTTGATAGCTAACAGTCTTTGA